GTATCGTCCCATGCTAGCATGACGTTACCAGCGGCATCGACGTACACAATCTTACCGTTGCTGCCTACAACAACAATGCGACCAGCGAAGTAGAAGATGTTGATGATCTTCGTGATGTAGTCAGATACGTCAGCAAACAGTCGAGTGCCATAGCGAACCTTGATCGATCCGTCTTCACCACGCACAACGTTCTGCATGATCTTGAGGAACTTGGATGCGAGGTTTAGATCGCTGTCAACAACATTCCACCCGCCGCTGAAGTCGCGGACAGTGACTGAATCCAGCTTCTTGACGCGCTGGATTTGTCTGCGAGGGATGAGGAATGTGTTTGGCATTAATCTTCAGGCCCAGTCTTCTTGCGTCCGCGATGACGAAGCGCCTTCTCAACCATCGCCTCTCTAGCCATCGCCTCTGCCTCTGTGGTCAAGTCTCTTGGATCACCAGCCTCTTCCGCCATGCGCTTGTCGATCAGTTGTCGCTTGAGCGCCGCTTGTTTGTCTCGGTTGCTCGACTCCAATTCGCGCCCACTCATTTCCAGCCACTCATCCAGCGGTCTCGATCCTCTGTGCAGTGTCTCCGGGCCAGCAGCAGCTTCAATGTCGTCTAGCACTTCTACCGTCCTGTATCTTGGTCCTCCAAACGGGTCGTTGTGCTTAGTGACGACTTCGGCTCCTGTCCCTCTTGCAATAGCATCTTCCGGCGTGTATCCCTTCTGATCTTTCAGTATGGGATAAGGTTGGCCGTAGTCGTCCGTCCCTTCTTGGTACAACTGATAACGTTGGAGCTTAGGCTCCTTCGGTATCTCTCCCTTAACGTTCCGGCCAGCAGCTAGACGCCTCACCAACTGTGCAAGTATGTCGCTCATGTCACGGTAACTCCACAAACTCGTTCGATTGAGGAAGCTGTGTTAGCGGGTCAAGCTGCACAGGCAGCGAGTTCAGCATTCGGTGCCATTGCTTGCGACGACTATCGAACATCGCCTCGAACTTCTGCGTAGCGCCTGGATTAGACGCATCATCTTCGAGGTAGTCGTACACGGCACCGAGGATGAGCAGTTGATCATCCATCTTGACTTCATCTTCGCCGACAAACGTGGCGGGCTTCGTACGGAAGCGTACGGTGACGTTACCAGTTGCAGTGATTGGATAGACCTTGAACGGTCTAGTCGTGCTGTTGTTCGGTGCTAAGTAGACAGGCGTAGTGCCTGACAGTCCGAATGGATTGATCGTTGTCGGTAATGATGTCAGCTTCGTGTTTGTATTACCGATCATCACGTAATCGATGTCAACGAATCGCTTAATCAATGTAGACAAGTCGGTGGTCACAATTCCGGTAGCGCCATCTAGTGTATATTGAGCAACTGATGTATAGTCAGGCCAGAAGTTCTCATCGAACAACACATCGAACTTGTGTTGTATCATCTCCGCGACCTTATCCTCCGCATACAGCTGAGTGCCGCGTCCGCTAACCATCGACATTCTAGTAATAGTACGTTCGATCAGTTCGTCAAGCGTTGGCATAGTATTGTCTCCGCTTGGTCCTTCGCGGGACCACACTCAAGAAGGGGGTTAGAGAGTGTGGCCCCGCTCAGGACATAGCCAAGGTGGATATCCTTACTACGCCCTTAGCCGTTGTAGTGCTTAATGCCGTAGTAGCCACCGTTGTTGCTGCTGTTCACATAAGCGTCGAACACACAAGTAACGATGACTTCAGACGCTCCATCAAGCGTAGTATTGGGATCGTACGTACCACGCGGATCACCAGTCGTCGCCGTCTGCGGGTCGGTCATCACTGGACCAACCAGCGTTCCGAGCGTACCAACAAGAGCGCCATCATCCTCTTCGGAGAGAATCTTGACGGTCTTGAACGGCAAGCCGAGAACGTCACGCCAGCCAAGGTCGATAGACGAAGACGCATTGGCGTTACCAGACGCAACCGAGACAGTATCGACCCAATAGAACGCCTTCGTGCCAGTGACGGCAGACGTTCCACTCAGAGTCAAGTTCTCTTTCATCGGTTGGCCAAGGTAGTCACGGCCATTGACAGTGCAAACAGCATTGTCGCCAGCAGTGTCGCCCTTGATCTGGACAGCTCGACCGAACGGGCTGTCAGCAGTACCATCAATCGTGACGGTAGACGCAGCGTTCGTGATAGCCGCACTGTTCTTCAGGCCAGTAGCAGAAGCAACGGCTGGAGAGCCGAGGCTGATGCGATTGGCTCCGGCGTCAGCCGCAACATACGTGCAAGCGGGCACATACTTGTTGATCAGCTTCGGCAGGTAGTCAGCAGTCTTGGGATTGATACCCATGTCAGTTTCTCCTTACTCAGATTTGAGAACGCGAACGAGAGCCAGAGATTTGTTGCGACCGAGACTTGAGTTGTCCGTGTTGTGTCTTAACAGGGACAACCTCACCGCTTACCATGTCGACAAGCGGGGCATCAATATCGAATCCGAGACGCTTCAACTCTTCTTCTGTACGCACTCGGATCGAAGCACCGTTGGGGAAGTACACCATGTATCCAGCAGGTTGAGTACGCTGTTCCTTCACCAACTTACCGTCATCGTTCTTCACAAAGACAGTCACCTCTACATCGCCTTCGAGTTTGTGAACCTCGTAGCGAGGCTTAATATCTGTCGCAACCATTTTAATCTCCCTTCTCTAATTCAGTCTGCGTTACTCGTTGATGACAACGGCGTGTGTACGATACGCCTTCCAGTTGCAGAACTGACCCTGCCAGACAGTACGGCGTCCGCAAGCATCGACGTTCCACGGAGCAACAAGTTCCTTCACCTTCATATTGACATGCTTCAGCATGTGCAGACGAAGGTACTTGCTGTTGATGAAGTACGCCTTGTTGACCGAGCAATCTTCATCGTACAGCATGTTGATGTTCTGGTGCTTCACGCCAGCGAAGCCCAGGTCCATCATCTTCTTGCCGCTGTTGGTAGCGTCCATGTTGATCACAACCTTGTCACGCACCGCAGCACGATAGTGACGGTACAGGTTACGACCACACAAGATCAGGTCGGGCTTGTCGCTCTTCAACGTCAAGTCCATGATAACGTCATCGAACACTTCTTCGATGTTCGTGCTATCAATGTTGCCGTTGAAATCGTAAGACGACGTGCGCCACTGCGTCTCGTTGGCGCGGCTGATGCCGCCGAGAGTGCCAGTCGTCGGGTCGTCTGGAATGAGCGAGGCCAGTCCGAGAGGATCGGTGCCAGCGCCAGCGCCGTACAGATACTCAGCGAACTTTTCCTTGATGGACTCTTCGAGAACGTCCATCTTCGCCTTCATCAACTTGAAGATCATCGCTTCGCCGCGATTCTCATCTTCTTCTTGATCGGAGATGATCACCGTACCAGCAACACGAGACCAGTTGTAGGTCACAGTGTCGAACTCGCTGGTCTGAGCAATCGGAAGAGGATTGTAGTACTCGTACGAGGTGACGTTCGGGTTGCGTCCAAGCGTCAGCGGATTGGTAATCTCGTGACCACCGCTTTCAAACTCGACGCGCTCATTCGCAAAAGCCCAAGCCATCAGAGCGTTCGACTTGATCGACGCCATGATGAGCTTCTTGCGGCTACGAGTCATCGTAGCATGTAGCACAGTAGCAAGAGGGTTGGCAGCCATTTGGCTTCTCCTTAGATGTTGCTAACGTTCATGCCAGCCTCGCGCATTGCCGCCTTAACAATGTCACTCGTTTGAGCGTTTGCATCAAACGAGGCATCTTGGTTAGCAATCACGGTTGAGGCCGCTCTACCACCAGCAGGGATCGAATCGCCCCGCTCACCTTGCTGCTGTTGCTCCGATGCTCTCTTAGCATCGATCTCTTTCTGCAACACATCAAGGGGCTTGTTGAAATCCAAACCCCGTTCTAAGTAGAACGACTTGAGTTTGAAATACGCAGCTTCCGGTGAGAGACTGGAATCGTTAGCGAGAAGCCGGGCAATCGAAGCGTCGTGTATCTTCGCATCAGGATAGCGAGCGACGAAGCCATTGTAGATATCGCTTGCTTCTCGACGGGCCGCTACCTCTACTTCGCGTGCTTTGTGCTCGCTAGTCAGAGGAGCAATCAACTCAGCAATCATATTGCGAATGGCACCCATATCTGTAGCGCCACCCGCAATGTCGTCTACATTATGCCCTGCTGCACGCACTTGTGTCAATATATATTGTGCGGCCTGGACGGGATCACGTTTCAGCGCTGCCATCAAGTTAGCGCCTGTCACTACCTCTTGCGGCGTCAAGTTAAGCTGTGTGCCAATCGCGTTTGCTTTCTCGAACGCATCGATACGCGCGTTGGCTTGCCTCAACTGGCCGTCGAGGTTGTCTGCACGAGCACGCTCTCGTTGAGCAGTCTCATAGAAGCGACGCTCACGGCCACCAGTGGCGATCACTTGACCTCTCTCATCGACAAGGTCCTGTGGCTTGTGTTGCGCTGCCCTCTTGTCTTGCTGCTGCGTGCCTGTGCCTTTCGAGTCCTTGGGTTGTCCTTTGTTGTCTTCGCCAGTCATCCTCTCAATCGTTCGTTCGATTGAGTCGGCCTTCTTATCATCTCCTGACTGAGGAGCAGGCTTGTCCGTACCAGTGCCAGCGTCGTTACTGTCATTGGTTGTGGTGGTAGTATCATCAGTTCCGGTGTCAGCGTTGTTGCTTTCACCAGCCTCATTGAGTCCACTCATGATCTCGTCTTCGGTTGTCTTGGAGTCCATTGTAGTTCACCCTTCATTGTCTGGTAATTGATCGCAGCGCTGAAGTGATAGCTTGCTGCGCAGGAACGCCAGCTTCGATATCAGACATTGCTTTCTGTTTCACCTCTGGCGGTATCTGACTGAGTAGTTGCTGCACGTCAGGAGCGGCACCAGTCGCTTGCTGTCCAGCAGCATCAGGCTGTTGAGGAGCACCTTGAGTCTGCTGCTGCTGGTTGCTGATGCTGTTACGTAGTGCTTCCCAATCTCTGTCATCGATGGTGATCTCATCGAAGGCACGCTCGAATACTTGCAGCATCAACGTCGTTACGACTACAGGAGCAGCGTTGACGAACTGACCGAGCACTTGACCGAGCTCAAGAGCCTCCTCCTTCTTCGCCTGAGATGTTGGCTTCTTAGTAGAACCACCAACAACAGACATGGACAAGCTCTTGGCAATCTGTTGGGCACTCATGTTGTCCCAATCCGCCGCCTTCGCATCACCAACGAGCATACGAACCTGCTCCCTGTCCATGTACTGCAAGCAAAGCTGAGCAAGTCCCCAACAGAACGCTCCAATCCAGTCCTCGATCTCATCGCTCTTGTCATCGACGCGGAGATTGGCAGCAGACACGTTCGTTTGGACAGCAGCAGTGTTCGTATTCGTCTTGAACTGACCCCCACGCATTACTTCACCAACGGATGAGATGCGATCTACAGCTTGCAGCACTTCGTCCTTGTTGAATAGCTGCTCGAATTGCATAGACGGAGGAGTAATCGAGCCAACTACGTCTCCAAGCTTCATGCCCTCAGGCAAATCAAGTCCTCTAGCAGTGCCGTCGTCTCCTTTTAGCACCGCTTCAACATCACCAGCCGAGACGAGGTTCTTGTTGAAGAACACATTGCGTCTCGCCCAACGTCGAGCACGTTTTCTCTCATCAGCAATCTCATTCAAGCTGTCTTGTTGATCAAGATAGTAAGAGACTTCGCCCTTCGAGCGCTTGCCTGTAGGATTGTCGTGGAAAGATAGGCAGTAGTACGGGAAGAACGTGTCAAGATTGTACGGATCATCCCAAACCCACAGCGGCCAAGTCCAATCGCTGTTGTTGAACAGCAACAGGCGACGAGTGATGCGATCCCAAACCCACCAACACATAGTCACCTTAGCCCGCTCGAACGATTCGCTGTCCTCGAAGCCAAAATCGGTGTGAGAACCGGACGTATAGAGCGAGAAAGCAACGTTGTCATGCTCTGATCCGCCTTCATCAGTCGATTTCGTGATCTTCATAACGTGAGTTGGCTGGAAGATCATGCGAACTTCGTCGTCTACCTTCTTACCATAACGCGCTGTGAGAAAGTTCGTCGGTAGATAGTCACGTTCCATCATCCAACGTGCGTCAGAGTAGTCAGGTTCGGCAGAATCGGGATCGATGATGATATCGTGAGGCAATTTGACGCACGCATACGGTCCACTAGTCGAGAGCATGTCGATACTCTCTTCCAGCGCACTGAGTTTGCCCTCGATCTCCTCGATCTCTTTCGGGTTCTTCGCCTTCGCGTACTCCTCGCCAAGCTTCTTCAGGTCCATGTACGCCTGTTCGGAGCTATCCTGCTTGTTCGTCCAGCCAAGCTTGAGCCAGCCGTTGTTAGTCAGCAGCGCATTGACGATAGCACGCTTCGCTTTGGGCTTCAGATTGATCCCAGGAGCGGCCCGGCGACTGGTGACGGCGTTGACGATATCCTCTAGCAGGTTCGCAAGCTTCTCAGCCTCTTCGTTGTGTGATGTGAACTCAGCAGACGGGTTGCGAGCGTACAAAGCTGACTTCATGACGTTAACGTTAGCATAGACAATGTTCTCAGTCTCCGACAAACTCCTACCGAGACGGCGCGAGTTCTTGTTGTTCGATGTGGTGCCTTCTTCGTCCTTGCGATGCTCGCCCTGATCGTGGTTGTAGTAACGAATCGCTTCGTCCCACGCAGCAATGTCGTCCTTCATCGCCGCTTCACCAGCGATCTTGCGAACCTTCCACAACTTGCCAAGGTGTTTGGAGACAGGAATCTTCGACTTGCCGACTAGTTGATAGGCAGGTCCCTGCTTACTCTTGCGCGGAGTGCCTGTATCACCTACAGCTTCGTTCACTGCCCGTTCAACTTCTTCGGGGATTTGATCTTCTTCGGCCATTATCAATCGCCTCCGGTGACATTGTGGATGCCGCGCAAGAAGCGTTCGACCACGCTGTCAGTGCTCTCGGCCTGCTTCGGCTTCCACGGGTTAATAGTCGGATTCGCCACTTCTCTCTTCGGAATGTCGCGCATCAGTATCTCGTACAACGCCTCTTCAACCGATCCCGGCGTCAACTCCAATTCCTGATCGCCAGCCTTGACTCGTGCAGCGATCTCCTTGCGTTGAGTTCCCTTAGCAGCAGCAAGAGCATTGATAACATCTTGCTCGGGATTGTTAGCCCTTAATTCGGTAAGAGGCAATCCCTGTTGTTGCATCAGGTCGTCATAGTACTGTTGTGGTCCTCCAGGAGGCCCTTCGACACCTTCAGGCAGCTTGTTCCTGATCCCAGGCACTCGCTCAATGATTCCCTTGGCGATCTTGTCTGTTCTAATTCGAGTAAGCAGGTCGCGTAGTTCTGACACATCTTGGTTGACACTCGTAGGCTCAACTTGAGTGCGAGGTGCAGCAGCCTCAGCTTCAGCACGTTCAATTTCGCCCTTACCAATTCCGGTTGTGTAAGTGACGTCTTCATCTTTGACTCCCGGTGGTTTATCATCGTAGTAAGTCGTAACCTTCCTGCCACTCTTCGTAGTAGTAACACGTGGCGCAACCGCTGTAAACTCATCGGCACGCTCTCTGGCGAGACGAGCCTTAACAAAGTCTCGCTCTTGCTGAGCAATTCGATCAGCCTGATCAGCAGCTAGACTAGCAGCATCGGCTGGCTTGACGCCCTTACTAATAAGTCGCTTGGTCAGTTGCTCAATCAGGCTACCCATAGCGGTATCTCCGTGAGTCTTCTTTCTTGTCAGGCGATTCGGTCCAGTTCGTAGGCATGTTGAAGATTTTCGGATGCTTATTGATGAGTACTGCTACGGTCGGGCGCTCAGACAGCATGTACTTGAGCGTATCCATAGCATGATCGTCCTTGTCCATAGGTAGATCACTCAGTTCACTGTTGGCGTCCTTCTGCCAGTAGTATGAGTTAATCTCATCAACAAAGAACTCAAGCTTCTCTGACACGTACAAATGCGGCGCACCAGCTTGCTTAGTGAATGGATTGCGATGGAAGCGTTGTGGAGTGAGATACTGCTTCACCTTAACGATTCCGTTGGTGATATCGCTGTTGCCACGAACACAGAAGATGCCTTCGCTGTGCATCATGTCTGCAACGGACTTGCCGACTGTCTTCTTTGTGGTTGTCTTGCGTCGGAAGATGTCAGGATCACTCCAGACCTTGTTATCATCCGTACCGTACTCAAGTCGGATGCGTAGAATCTCTGCCGATATGTCTTCGATTGACATCTCAGGCTTGTAGAACCCATCAAGTAGCATCACATTACCATCGCCGTCACAGAATCCGTAGATGTAACAGCTAGGAACAGCAATGCCGAAGTCGAATCCTTCGATGTTCGTGATCGACTTGTGCGTAGCGTTCAACTCGCGCCAGTAATCGAGCATCCTGTTGTGGCTGATCAGGTGGATATCCTGAGAGAACTCAGAATATACGAGCCCTTCATACGCTGCCCACTTGCCAAGCAAGAAACGCTCGCGCATCTGACCAGTGTACGTCGCTTCGAGCGTCCTTATGAAGTCAGGCTCCAGGTTCGCGGCGTTCTCGTAGGTCGATCCCTCGAACAACTCGATGAGCAACCTCGGATTCCCACTCTTGTCGAAGACTATCTGGCCACTCTCATCGCGCTCGCAGATCAAGTCCTGATGAATGATGCCACGGTTGAAGGCTTGGAGCGGTTGGATGAGCTTCTTGTACACCCAACCACGCGACGGATTCATTGTGATGATCAACCAACGCGGCCCTGAGCTCGGCATCGTCGGGTCCTTGCCAACGTAACGTGCAGAGCCGCGCAAACGACCTAACAAATCGAGAAAGTCCTTGTGAACAATGCCAGGGTCTTCAATCTGATCAACGATAGCCCAGTCATAAGTAGCAGAGAGCAGGTTGGTCGTCGTTGCCTCGCCAGTGTTCTTGCCTTGCTGCGATATGTAACGGAAGTTGATCTCGGTGCCGTTAGTCAGCGTGCAGGTATTCGATCCGTTCTGCGAACGAGGAAACGACTTGATCCAACTGACAGGACACCACTTCAAGAACTCCTTGCGAATGGTGTCATTGAGCTTCGGATACGTCGAGCGAGCAATCAATCCGTTGCTGCCTGGGTAGTCTCTAGCTAGTTGCAATGCAGCAATAACGCTAGCAGCAGTCTTGCCGTTGGCAAAACCGCCGCCGTACGCTTTGATCTTTGCCCTGCTGTTGAAGAACCGCTGAGTCAGCGATCCTTCATGCAACTTGTATGCTGGCATTTAGATTCCGCCAGCAGGATAGAGCAGAACCCAACTGAGATTGGTCAAGCCACGAGCGATGTAGGTCGTGCGATTGGTCGAGTCGTAGTAACGCTCGCCGCTGAACTGTGGCGTCAGTGAACCAATCGGAGAAGCTGTGCCTGTTCGATTGGAGTCACGAAGCTTCTGATCGGTGCTGTGACCAATCGGAGAGTTGCCTGATGCTTCCACAACGGTTGCCATTAGAACTGTCCTCCTATGTCCATCTCGATTGTCGGAACTTTGAGCGTCTCATCCTTGCGGATCACTTCGATGCGTAGCCCGCCTTCCATGTGATGACGATGTTCAACAACATCGGCAGGACGATGACCACTACGATCCAGTACGTCCTTCGCTGCCATGAACGCCGTTGCTTCATTGTCGCTGTCAACGAGTTCGATCACCTTACGAGCAGCGTTCTTGCTGCCCTGCGTGAACTGTGCTCTGACGTACTCCTGATCACTGTCGGTAACTTGCTTAACGAATAGATCGAACACCTTTCTATAAACGTCACTGTTACGAATACCAGCAATAGCAGAAACATCGATGCCGAGGATGCCGCTGATCAATGCGTCATCCATACCCGCCAATGTGTATCCGACGATCACGCAGATCGCGTTGAATTGCTTTGGAGGCGCAGGAAGATCAACCGGCAGCGTTCGCACTGCCGGTTGCGTATGTACGATCTCTTGTATTGTTGGGATCGGTGTGCGTTCCCTGACCTCCTCAACGACAGCACCAGTTAGAGGATCAATCCTAGTGCCATCGTTGAGGACCAACACACCGTCGTTCGTTCCATCAGGCATTGCCACTCCTTAGTATGCAATACCACTCAGCTTACCACCGCCACCGTTACCAGAAGCATCAGTAGCGTACGTCGAGGGGGCAGACGAAGATTCAGAACCTCCGACGACAATCTTACGTGCGTCTGTTACGTCAGCGGCAGCGATAGCACGTGACGTATTCGCACCTGTGTCACTCGGAACAGAGTTGAGCTTGCCAACTTGCTCCTTCGATTCGATAGTGACAGCACCACCACCACCAATAACGCCAGCAAGCGCAGTCGCCTGAACTTGCGAACGAGTAACGCTCAACGTAGAAGCAGGAGTCGCATCGGTAGCGATCATATCAATCGCTTCGCCAAGCTCACGCAATCCACGACGACGAAACAACTTACGTAACTGATGACGAAGAGGCGTCTTGTTGTTGATAGGAGTGTACGAACCAGTAGTGTTCGCTGTATCACCCCAGAATCCGCTCCACGAAGTCATGTGTTGATCCTCCGAATGTAATACGAATGACACACCAATCTTCGCTTCGCTTGTTGGCGTGCCGTGGTCGTTACTTATTATACATACAATATCTCGTATGTCAACACCTAAAAACGACTACGATCCCCGCACGCCGCAGGCGGGCGGACTGCACACATCTCTCTACTCACCTCACCTTACACTCTACATATATGTCGATCAGCGTAGCTCTATAATGTGTGACATACAAGTGAGTGATGGCAACGCAATCGATGTTTGGCGATTGGGGGTGGGGAGCAATCTCCCTCAAGTCACTCGCCACTTACATAAACCCCGCTTTTGGATCGACGGGGGAGTAACTTCAGCATTGTGCGAATGGGCATCCTCGCCGTTCTGTTTGAACGGCTCGGATTCCCTGGGCCATACAGTAGAGTTTGGAAAAGGAGTAAGTAAGATGGAACTCGGCAAGTTGATGTTCGGAGATAAGAGCGATGTCATTGCGCCCCGTGTGTGCAACACTGCATGGGGCAAACAGGTGAGCCTCGAAGGACAGAAGCTCATCAAGGGCGACAGGTACTTCATCGTTGCACAGTTCAGCAACGGACAGAAGCATCGTACGTCGAAGACCTTCTCCAAAGACGAAGCATCGGAGCTGATCGAAATGATTGCCTCTCACATCACCACGCACGACTTCCCGTGGCGCGATACGAGAGGCGAACGTCAGTGGCAGCGTATGGATAGCTCCACCTTCACGCTCTGAGCAGCAACCGCACATTCCGCAACAACGGAGTGTGCGGCAACTGCTCTTGAGTGCTTATCGTCGTGTTCATTGTCGTTCAATACGTGTTCGGAGATGATCGGAGTGTGTTCGTAAGTGATGCAGCACGACTCACGTATGCACCAAACGTGAACATCTCACCTCGCTCACGTCATGCAATTCCTGTACATTGCGGAGTATATTCAATGATTTAGTAGCAGAGAGAAGGCACGAATACAATAGGTTGTGGGTGTTCGTTCGGGTGTTGTGTGTCAAAAATGTTCGGCTGGAATTGGCCGAACATTTTTGTTCGGTGTTGTGTTAGAAAGGAGAAACAAGATGATCATACTAGCAACTGCAGTCGATGAAGAGAATACAATCATCACTGCGCGATCCGACTACTCAGGCAAAGAGTACTCGAAGATGCTGCCGATCTCATTGGATCAGTTGAATCAGTGGATGAATACATCGACGTTGATTCAAGATGTATTCCCGCATCTGTCCAACTCTGATCGTGAGTTTCTGATGACGGGAATCTCCGACGAAGAGTGGGATGAGATGTTCTCTCCCAACTTGGGAGATGAGTAACATGACAACCCATCTCATCAACTACAACAAGGCAGGGTTCGCTGCTATCGGATACAGCCGCAAGACTGACATGCTTGTTAGTATACTAGCCACACCAGAAGGTGGACTGTGTATCAACTCGCACTCGGTATCAGGACTTGGTATCGATTGTGCCTTCGCTGCTGCTCGACAGGCTGTGTCAGTTACCAGCACTAATGAGCATAGCATCAGGCAACATCTGTTGTCCGACTTCACTGCTGGCTACGTCAGAGATAACCTCATCGACTGGAAGAAGGAAGTTCCCGTCGAGTTAGACTTCAAGACAGCCGAGGAGATGATCCAACACATGACCGAACAGTTGTTTGCTGGTTCACATGGTACAAACTAGGCTGTGCTGATATACGAAAAACTTGTGTGAAAGGAAAGGCGTATGAGCAACGTTACAATAACGTATCAGCATCAACTCAAGCGCAGTCAAGTGCGTAAGCGTAAGCGTGAACTAACCGATGAGGATGTCATAGTCCTCGTCGAACAGCGAGGAGAGCTTACGTTCTCTCGACTGCCTCGCTTGCTACAGCGTGAGTTGCGTTTGCGTAAGCTGTCGTTCGGCCCGAGAGAGCCGAGCGATTACGAGCGACACATGGCAGAGGCTGATGCTGCTGTGCATCGCAGATACACGTTCACCGAAACCCTTGATGATCTGTGCAAACTCTACAACATAAGGAAATGAACTGCCATGTTTGACATTGCCAACTACATCTCCACTCTCCGCGTTACCGAAGACGATCCCACGCTCGTCGATACCAAGCGTCTGTTCGAGTTGTCCCAAGTGATCCTCGAAGATGCCTACCTCTGCCGTGCCCATGCGTGGGGAGTTGCGACTGCGATGGAGAACCAACTCACCTACCTCGGCGGCAACTTGCTGCCGAACTTCGAGAACAAGCTGAACATTCTGGCTGGTCGAAGCGTGCTCAGCGAGAGTCCGCTCGACGTGTTCAAGTTCGCCAACGAAGAGAAGCCTCACATCAACGATGATAAGAGCAAGGAAGATCAAATCCTTGAGCAAGAGGCGCGCATCGATCAGGTCAAGAGCAAGATGTACGCTGCTGCGATCATGTTCGTCTACGCTGTACGCACGCACGATGAGATCAGCGAGACACTTGGCCAACTCAACTACGCTGCCATCAAGAGCAGGGCCACTTCCAAGCGTAATGCCAGCCAAGCCAAGCAGAAAGAGAAAGTCGCCTAAGTAGTCCAGACTTGTAACTCACCAACAACGTGTCTCGGAGAAACCAAGATGAAACAGATGACGTTCGTTGCCGCTATGAGAGAGAGCATTGGCAAACGCGATGACCAGACGCTCTTGCAGTTTGCGGCCGAGATCAAGGCGCTCTCCGCTGAAGATCGGAGGTGGTTCACCGACCAGTTCAAGAAGGCTGGAATCGAGATCATCGAGACTTCCACCTAACAACAAAAGGACTTGACACACAAGTTCAAGTGAAGTAAGTTAACCGAACGGGACGCCTGCGATGAGGCAGGCCGAATAAGGCTAGGCTCTCCTTTTACAGCCGAAACAAGAGACAGTAGACGCTCTATGCCGAATAGTCTAGTCCCACTTAACAATGGAGAATACAATGAGCAGGACCAGCAAAGACAAACAACAAGCCGGGATCACCAACGTTCCGCGTAAGAGCCTGGCTGAGTGTGCAACGGCAATCGATGAAGTCGTGACCAAGCTACATCAAGTGATTGAAGAAGCGAAGACCAACGACATCGATGTTACCATCAATGGAAAGCCGTACACAAGCCCACTGACCAGTGGCGAGACTAACATCTGCATCGAACTGACTACCTACATAACGGTGTAGTCATGTCAGAACAGATGAGTCGTGAATATCTAGAGCACATGCGTGCTCATGTTGATGGAGGTGGTCAACTTGACCATGCCAACGCATGTGCCTTGCTAGATGAACTCGAACGCATCAGGTCTGACGTCTGCAATCTACTGCTGCATGTCGATGCACACTTCACTATCGGCAACCCTAATCATCGTGAGGGCATGATGCATGTCGGGTACGACCACGATCTTGTGTTGACGATGATAGACAGGCTGAAGTCATGCAAGCCTCAGCATTCATAGCCGCTTGCTCTCTATGTCTAGCAATTGGCATAAGCATCGGGCAGTCAATCACCATTCATCAACTCGACAAGAGTGTTACGCAAGTAGCACTCGGAACACAAGACATAGCCAGAGCAATTCGAGAGCAACTCGTCGTGTTGCCTGCCATTCGTGTTGATCGGATCAAGGAGTGAGTCATTGGTAGTTGTTCTCTGCTCGTTGTGTCCATGTCAGAAAAATCTGTGTGCGCTGAAATGTGGTCACGAAGGACAACAATGCCATGCCAGAACGCTATCCAGCCAGACATATACCAATACAACTCGGGTTGAAGAGTCTCCGAGCCGAGTTCTTTGAAGAGGACGATCATTCGGGATGGCGAATCTGGCTTGCTGCTAACAGAGACTTCACTCTGGGCCACTTCATCGAGCTTCGTGACGATGGAAAGATGCACAAAGTTACTTGGCACGAAGACGGAAGCGTATCAATGCTCGATGTCACTGATGATTGGTTGACGAGAGACAGATCGAACCGAGGAGCTACCGACAAACAGGATTCCGAACAATGAAGTGTGAGAACTGCCGATTTCTTTCTTCGTCCCACCCGCCGCCAGCCAGCTTCATCGGATGGTGTAAGTTTAAGTTTCCTCCATTCCTACGCTTCAACGCTGACCTGAAAGTTAAGGGTCTGCCTGTCTATAAAGATGACGGGTGTGATTTGGGCGCAGACAAAAGGGATTCCGAACATGGCTGATTTAGTAGAGAGATTAGGTAAGGCCGCATGCAACCCCAAGTTACCCATCGGTGAAGCGTGGAACCTGTTGGATGAGGCTTCTGCCGAGATCGAACGGCTGCGGGCGGCGCTGGACAATGCCACCGTGATCCTTGAAACCCTCGCCCAATCCCGCGCGGCGCTCGCCAAGGCGTCCCCCAAACGCGACGGTGCCGACAAATGATAACGGACATCACCCTTTGCAGCCTTCCAGGCGGTCCAGATTATTGCGAGGACTGCCTTCGGAACTTTAGGGGGCGGATGCTCCCGAACGCCGACGAACCGCAATTCTGGCTATACCCCAGGAAGGCAATAGGCGAGTGCGCCGACAGGATCACACAGGAAAACTTCGGCTCCGACAAACGCGAAACGGATGGGAACCGGACATGAGGAAGGCAGTAACTCCAAAGCAGATTATCGAAGACATGGAGCGCCCTATGGAAGCGCCCGCCCTACTTGCTCAGTTAGAGCATTACTGGCCGGTCATCAAGGCTGCTCTGCTGGCATACAAACCGCGCAAACGAGTGTGAACGATTGGGAGGCCCATCATGGAAAGGACAATGGTTGACAGAACGGCTGAGTATGAACGGATGCGGGCGCAACTTCTTTTAATCAGGGTGGTTCTTGGGCTGAACCCAGGGCATGACGTTGTTTATGCCGTTCGTGAATTGCACGACAACGGCAGGGCCGCTTTTGAGGATGTGCGCGGGCCGCGCTGCGACTACGCAGCCCAATGGAAACCGTGAACGATTGGGAGCAAGAACGGAAACAACACCTTGGCCGGGATCGAAAAGCCTAGATACCGACCGCACTGCCCGAGGTTTTGAAGGCAACGCAACTGATAGGCCGGAAGCGTTGTCACTTTAGGAGGGCATTGCGCAACAATGATGAAGAAGAATAAACCTCAAGATGTCTTCAAGCATATCAACATGATGCAAGGCAACCAAGAACGCTGCTGGCCTTGGATCGGGTCACTCATCGATGAACGTCCATACTTCACAGTCAACGGTAAGAAACGCGCAGCGTACATCATCGTTCTTGAACTGATGACTGGAGAACAAGCGAAGGGCAGAGTCGTGAGGCACACCTGCGACAACCCAGTATGCTGCAACCCTCGTCATCTACTCTGGGGCAGCAAGCAAGATAACAGCAACGACATGAAATCGCGTGAGCGTCACGGCCTATCGAAGATAGTCGTCCGTGGAATAAAGAAGCTGTTGGATCGTGGTGAGACTCATCAAGAGATCGCTGATAAGTTCGGCATCAGTCGTGAGGCCGTCACTGGAATCAACAACGAGCGAACGGAGCAATCCAAACATGAGTGATCGCATCAAGCTCCATCCCGAGTACGGCCTCAACCCGTCAATGATCGTCTGCTTCTGGTGTGGCGAGCCAACAAGAGGTATAGTCCTGCTCGGTAACAGTTACAAAGGAGAGGCACCGAGGTACGTGATGCTCAGCTACGATCCTTGCGGCACTTGCAGAGACAACATGAGCAAAGGGATCACCGTCATTGAGTGCACAGAGCAACCGAACAAGCGAACGGCTGTGCCTATAGTCAAGGTTACGGATCAAGATGTGTACCCAACAAGTCGCTGGTGCGTCATCAAGAAGGACTCCGACGCAATCGAGAAGTTGTGCGGCGAAGAGGCAGCGAGCAAGGCGAAGGAGTACGGGAAGGTATTCGTCGCCAAGAACGTTTTCGAGAAGGTATTCCTGCCAGCCTTCCCTACAAAAAGTACTTGACAGCCTGATCTACCTGTGATACAAACGCCGTTGCGTTTGGATCGGTAAACAAGAAGGGTGAGCTATGACGGACATCATGTTTCCGGTGTACGAGCGCGGCTTGTACATCAAAGACAGCCAAGGTCTACAACCTGTCAGCACACACAAAGCAATCATACGGTTCGATGAGGATAACGAGCAGCGTGTTCTCGGTGTTGTCGGCAGACGATACAAAGTTGTGCACATGCAAGACTTGTGCAACGTCATCGAGGATGAGCTAAAGAGACATCTACCCGCCGACATCATCCAGGGGATGCAAGTTAATGACAGAGCAGCATATTATGGAGCTCAGTGCTTCAGAGATTACGTGTTCCCCGGAACTAAGAAAGCTGTTGGCCGCAGATCGTCAGTTGCATTTCGCGTTGTCGTTAGCAACGGGTATGACGGTGCATCCAGCATCAAGATTTATTCTGGAGCAATCGACTTCTTCTGTTCAAATGGAGTGGTTACAGGATCATACGATGTAGCTGTAGTCAAGCATACATCGAATCTTGCGCTGCCCAGAATTGGTGAGATCGTCAACAGAGCCTACAAGACATACTACGAGCAGACAGAAAGATGGTCTGCGTGGTCGAAGATGGCTGTGTCAGATTTCACAGTCGATCAATTCTACAGACTCATCCCCAACATATCAGCCCGTCGCATCCAGCAGTTGATGGATGCCTACCACAAGTGGGCAGACTCTCACGGTACGAACGTGTGGGCCATGTACTCAGCAGCCACGTTCTATGCTTCACATGACGAAGGCGACTTCGCCGTGCGTGACATCAACAAGACAGACAACGCTGCTGCCACGTTGATGAAGCGTGAAGAAGAGATCATGCAGTGGACTGAGTCAAGTAAGTTCCAAGAGCTATTGAAAGGCGACCTGACGCAGAGCAAGCATCCATTCGATGAAGGCGATTGGGTGAAGGCTAAAGATGGCGAGTACTACAAAGTCTTCGTTGACAAAGACAACCCCACCATCGTAGTCCAATGCGTCTCCGAAGATGGCACTGTACACGAGTTCCCGAGAGAGGAACTGCAACTAGTCCAATGGGAGAAACGAAATGAACCATCTTGAGATCATGAAGGAGCAGTCAGTAACTGAGAAGGCGTTCCGTGCGTTGAAGCTGAATCTGCCGGACCCCGACACGGCTGGAATGTCCAACGAGAAAGCCTCTCACGCACATGACGTTCGCAACGCAATGGCAGAGTTGCTACTGTCACAGGCTCTATCATCGCTCGCTGACAAGCGGCTGGATGCTGCGAAGAAAGCCATCGATGAAGTAACCGACAACATCGATCCTCCACCTGACACGACCGTCGTGGTTGAGGATGATGGACTGTTGTGCTTTCAGAAGAAGCGTAACAAGTCATCGCCAGAAGTCAAGATGAAGGACTTCATCGTCGCCCTCGCTAGTCTCGGTGTCTCGAAAGAGATAATCGACACGGCGACCGAACGGGCTACGAAGGAACGCAAGGGTAATCTGTATTACATAGTCGCCCCTGCTGTCGAGTAGTCGTGCTGTTGCGGTAGAACTACTCTACCAATGTGTCAAATCTGAAAAGCATGTGGAGCGATAGAACATGATCGTATTCCAGAACGATGGCGTGATCGATCCAATCGCCTTCAAAGCCTTCGGAGTCAACGCCAAGGAGAATAACAATCCCATCGGCTACTTCGGAACGGGATTGAAGTACGCAATCGCTGTGTTGCTGAGGACAGGCCACTCGATAACGATCTACTCAGGTGGCATGACGTACAAGTTCAGAGAGGAATCGACCATGTTCCGTGGTCAGCAGTTCGAGTTCGTCTACGTCAATGAGGAGCGACTGAGCTACACTCTCGACCTAGGCAAGAATTGGGAAGTGTGGCAAGCCTACAGAGAGCTACGCTGCAACGTAATAGACGAAGGCGGCAAGGTGTACGAAGCGAATCAAGACTTCGTGCCGTTCAATGGCGATACGACATTGATCGTTGTCTCCGGCCCAGAGATCGACGGCACTCATCGCACAGCCAACCAAATCTTTCTGGAGACGAAGCCGATTCTCGCATCGAGTGAGGTCGAGATTCACGAGGGCTCTGATCGAGGCCATTTCTACTACAGAGGCATCCGCGCTGGTAGGAGTGATCGCCAGACTCTGTACAAGTACAACATCAAGTTCGACTGTGAGCTGACTGAGGACCGTACCATCGATAGCGTCTACCTGAACAGCCTGCACCTAGCGAGCCTGATCGCCAGCAGCAATGACAAGGAACTGATAAGCAAGATACTCACCGCGAACGCTGCTGAGTTCCATGAGGGATCGCTGGACTTCGATTGGCAGTCAGTTCACAACAATGCCTCCGAGACATTCCTCAAGTGCATCGAGGAACTGTCTGAGGTTCGTCACTTCGATGTGAACAGGACAGCGTTGACCGTCTATCGTAAGAGAAGGAACAAGACGATCAGTCCTGAGCCAGCAGAGTTGAGTGAGGCGGACAGGCAGATGCTTCAGCGCGCCATCGGGTACGCGAAAGAGATGGGATTCGATGTTGGATCCTACGAGATATACATTGCGAAGAAGCTAGGCAAGGACGTGCTCGGCGTGGCAGCCAGAGAGACGATATATGTGGGCTACGATTGCTTCGAGAGAGGTATGCGCACGCTCGTCCATGCGCTAGTTGAGGAGTTCATCCACCTTCGCTATAGTGTGCCCGACTGCTCAAGACAGATGCAGAACCTGTTGTTCGACAAGCTCCTGAACTTCGGCTCACGGTTGATTGGAAAAGACTTCTAAGTGAGACAAAGCAATCGGCGCTGAGTGAGGATAACAACATGCCAGAGACGAACATTCCTGACAACCCGATTGATCGTGCTGACATCGACCAACTCACCGATGAGCAACTCGATGAGATGTTGCAAGTCATTCGAGACAGGAGACTCAAGCTCCTGCGCGCCTTCGAGGAGGCAGAAACGCTTCGTGAGGCTGAGCTTGAAGACGATCAGCGTGACGACCTAGAGAAGATGCTGCAAACCATCAACACCGACATGAAATCGTTGGACACGAAGATCGAGAAGATCGAGAAGAAGATCAACAAAATCCGCGCCCTGCGTTTGGCAATAGAGGAATAGCTCCATGATGAGAGGCCGTGAGGTTCGTGAGCGCTTACAAACACGCAACGTCGATCCGGAGTTGGTGTACGTGATCGCTGCTGTCGCTGAAGATGTCTCCGAGATGAGACACGACCTAGTGGAGATGGCGAAGCAGCTCGACATGATGACAAACATCTTGTCGAGCTTCATGAAGGTAGGAGATAACATGAAGAAGACGATCCAACGCTTGCAGGGAGGAGTCAAAAGTGAAGAAGCAGATTAAGATCATCTCTCTGAAGACTTCGCTAACTGCTGCTGACGAGAAGGACGTCCCGGCGTACGACCACACAGCATTGTCAGCAGTCAACACCTGCCCAACGTGGGGCCTGATTCGCTACGGCAAGCACAAGGTCATGCCTGATGCTGGTCGGGCTATGGCGTTGGAGGCTGGCGAAGCTGCTCACGAGTCATTCGCTGCCATCCGACTGTTCCAACTGCTCCACTACGACGCACCGAAGCACGGCGACGTTATGATCGAGGCAGCGAAGCGTCATGGTGTGCGCCTGTTCGGTGAGGAACGGTTCGCCAGCATGATGAAGACGCTCGACGCGAACCAACTGGAGCGAACGAACATCATCAACTTCGCGTTGGACGCCTTGTACTCGTGCGGATTCTACGACAGCGACAGCGACAAGAAGCGAACAGTCACGAACGTCGCAGAAGCGCTAATCGCGTACATCGACCGCATCCAACCAGACAGGTATCCAATCTGGATTCGTGATCCGAGCGATGTCAACACCGATGTTGGCATCGAGATCGCCTTCGATATCATGGTGACTATCGAGTACGAAGAAGACAGCAAGCCCAACACCATGCGACGCAGGTTGCAGGGCAAGCTTGATGGCCTCGTGTTCAATGGCAATCGCTTGATGGTCGATGAGAACAAGACAGGTGCTAGGCTCGATGACGCTTGGCTCGCCCAGTGGCAACTCAGTCACCAGATTACAGGCTACTGTCTAGCTGGAGCCACGTTCACCAACCTATCGTGCGACGACGCCAGAGTAGTCGGTATGCGTATCCCTATCGGCAAGACACTGTTCGAGGGGATACGCTTCGAGGACGTCAACCGCTCGCAGTTCCAGTACATCGACTGGGCAGTGTGGTTCGTCCACACCGTAGAACTGTTCGAGCAGCATGTGAATGATGTGACTCACGCGCCTCGATTCACACACAGTTGCAACCGCTACTTCCGTCCATGCTCATTGCTCGCCTACTGTGGCTCGGACATAGACGAGCGAGCACGTATCATCGAAGAGATGGAACACGACAAGTGGAGTCCTGTCGATGACTGAGAGAATCATATTCGCTGTACTGAAGTTCAGAGATGACCTGTACATGGTCACTAGGAAGTTCCATGACTCGTACGAGGTAGTCTGTATTACAAAGACCTTAGCGTACGCAGAAGAAGTAATGTCAGCACTCGTCATTGTGGAGGAACGCAAGCATGGCTGCTGAAGAAGAGACCACCATCACTCTGGGTAATGTCAAGTCAGGCCAACCAGATGATGCACTGAAGCGCATCAGCTTGATATTGTGGGGACGCGCTGGCAGCTTCAAGACAACTCTGGCTTCAACTGCTCCAGGCAAGAAGCTATGGATCAACTTCGATCCCGATGGACCTAACTCACTCATCGGCAGGAACGAAGTCCATCACGATATCACCGTGCTCGATCTAAGTGGCGAACACGAGAACATCGTCACCAAGTTCAAGGAGAGGGTGCCGCCCGAGATCACAAGCAAGTGGGCACAGTACGATACCATCGTGGTTGACAGCCTCACCACATTCGGAGAGACTGCACTGAAGCATGGTGTCACTGTTGCACAGGGAACAGCCAAGGGACGTAGCTCTACGCTCGAAGACCCTGGATTCGCTGGCTACGGGATGAAGTACACGTGGATGAGCTTGATGGTCCGCAACCTGAATCACGAGACGCGACGAGCCAACAAGCACATCATCTTCATCTGCCACGAGGACAGGCTCGAACGAGACAAGGAAGGCAACCCGCTGTTCATCTCAATCTTGCTAGGCTCAAGTCTCGTTGAGCAAGTGCCCATCAACCTATCCGAAGTGTGGCACGTTGAAGACACAGGCACAGAGAGACGAATCCAGGTACGGAACTGTCGGTTGTTCCGTCCAATGAAGTCGAGAATGTTCAGGACCGACAAGGACCCTGAGTTCGTGTGGAAGTACGACGTTCACACATGGAAAGGGGACGGCATCGCTGAGTGGCATCAGCGCTGGCTAGCCAATGGTGGCAAGAAGATAGAGTTACCGAAAGGCTGATCATGTTCTACGAACACATCCACAACAAGGCCACTAACGCGCACACGTTCCGATTCGATCTCAAGTACTGGGTCGTAAGGATCACACTCGTACACCACGACCGACTGGGCATGTATGGTAAGGACAAGTGGCACAAACTGCCTCTATGCAACTGGCACTACAAAACTGTAACCTACTAAGGAGAACACCATGCCCAAGAACGAAATTCCCGTTGACCTAGCACTGATGCACAAGATCGTGTCAGATGCTAAGAAGCGGTTGGTCGCTGCTGAACGTGCCGACAAGCGTGCCGCCCAGGAGTTGTCCGCTGCTCGTGAATCCCATGCGAGCGCATTGGCAGCGTTCCGTAGCGCCTGCGAATCCGTCGAAGACACCAACAAGTAATTCCTGTGATACAAAAGCAGGAGTAGACCATACTATATATAGTGTGGACTAACCAGAAGCAGCACCAATCCCTAGTGGATTGACATCTGCCAGGACCATGATACTCTCCAACCCCTCAACAACACACCAACGGAGACTGAGTAATGTCTGACCAAAGCGCTATGCCTTCCATCATCAACTTCTCCATCGACCTGAACAACCAGCAAGCTCCCGAACCGCTTCCCGTGCGTGAGTATCGCGGTTCAATCCGTTCTGCGAACGTCAAGTTGTCGCAGAAGGGAACCAAGTACGCTGAGGTTGCGTTCTTCGTCAGCAGCGATCAGTATCCTGCTGACTACAAGGATGGCAATCCCGATGGGACGACCATCATGTACCGTCGTGTGAGCCTCGAAGATACACCGAACGCTCGCTTCGGCACTCGTCGGTTCATCGAAGCCATCGGTGCTCCTCTCGGCAAGAAGATCGACGTTGCCGAGTGGGTAGGCCGAGAGGCAGCGGTCGAGGTTTCCCATGAACTCTACGAAGGCGTCAATCGTGCCGTGATTGCCAGGGTGCGGGCGGCCTAGCCGTTCCTCCTTCCCCTCCCAGGGAGGCCCCCAAAGCCTCGGCATACCGTCCTCACAAAAGGACGGGTAGTAGGGGCGAGGGCAGCTAGCGAGAAAGCAGTCCACATGCTGCTTTTCTTGTTGACAGTTCTCGCCCCTCCTATTATAGTGACTACGTTAAGTGAACATCAAACCCAAGAAGGGAGACTACCAGATGGCTGATGCTACCCCAAACAAAGCCAAGGCGACTCGTCGTGCTGCTGGCCCGAAACCCGTGTTCGTCGTGTTTCAGGTCCTTGATGAATCCGGCCAGCCGATTGAGTTCCCGAAGGATCGAATCAATCTGATCGTCGGTACTCGCAACGCGGCTGAGGCCCTTGAGGTCATGGACGGCGGCAAGTTCGTCCATGCCACCTACAAGAAAGTCATGGTCGGCAAGTAACCCCATCGGGGTTGTAAGGTCTGAGCTAGCACGTAAGACGGTACGCAGTGACTAGCTTGCGTTTAGGCCCGGTAGGCGACGGCTTACCGGGCCACTTACTTTCAACGCCTTGACTGAACCGTGCTTGAACAGGTCAACGAAAGCCTCCGCGATCTCCCCTTCATGGCGCGAGTAATGCACATGAACGTCGTAAACCGGGCAATCGTAGGGCCACGGAAAGATGACTATGG